ATTCAGTCATAGATGGATATTTAAGTTTCATTGAGTATTGATCATCAAGTTTAATAATATTTTTATGACCCCTAACTTTTTGAACTTTAATTGAATCTATGTTAATTTCCATCTGCACTGATGTTTTTTCATCATCAGGACATGTTACATTGACTTCTACTGTTTCACCCACTGATTTTGAACGAACATTTAAAAATAGATACTCAATATCAAAAGTGGCAAGTTTAGTTACACTAATTCCTTTTGTAAGGATACATTCATCTAGAATTTCAATAACAGCATTTGTAATTTGAGCCATGTCTTCTGTCTCTAATGCCATAATCAATATTTTTTCCTCTCTTACTAAGAAAGGTCTATATTTAATCTTCTTGCCAGTTGATGGTAATGTCAGATCATAAGTTGGTGTATTAATTTTTGGTAAAGGCATAATGTTTTCACACTTCAGTAAATTTATTTATAGAGGTAATTTTAACTTCTTGTTACAACATATCTATCATAGTTGAAACTAACTGTGACTTTTAGTAAGTCTGCTGTTCCATAAGTAACAGGTATAGGTGTAATTGATTTTGGAAAAGCATTTACAAATTCATAGAGTAAAGTTCTTCCAAGATTCTTTTCAAACTTAGTTATACTCATTGTATCACATTTATAGTCATTTGGATACTTAAATCTTCTGTAAAATCCCGCTTGACCTAATCCAATACCATCGTTATCTGCTCCACTTGCAATATAATCCATCCAACCCTCAAAAATACGAAGTAAAGTATAATCTTGATCCACATAAAAAGTAAAATCGATATCAGTATATAATCTTGTATGAGCAAACTCCTGTGGAATACCCATAAAATTATCCTTAACCTCACCTGTTGCAAAGGCACTTGCTGGTAGAGATGCGTCAGAACAAAGTATTCCTGCGTCTCTTGATAAAAATTCTTTCGTATTATCAATACCAATTGATTCAAGATAATCTGTTATTGTTTTTTTCAATATAGAAAAATTAACTTGATATTGATTCGTTATAGACAGTTTGCCAAGTTTTTCCTTGACATCCTGCATTGTTATTCTTGATACTAACCCTGCCACTCTAAATACCTTATATGAGTCTTTTATTATTTCTATTTAGATGACTTACAAGGGAAAATTCAGGCCAAAGGTTCCAAAGAAGTATCGGGGCGATTATACAAACATAATATATCGTTCATCATGGGAACTTAAATTCATGAAATACTGTGATACAAACAGGAATATTTTAGAGTGGGGGAGTGAAGAATTCTTTATTCCTTACATGTCTCCTATCGATAATCGTGTTCATAGATATTTTCCAGATTTCTATATTAAAGTTCGAGAAAGCACTGGACAGATTAAAAAGTATGTGATTGAGATTAAACCAAAGAAACAATGTATTGAACCAAAAGTACAAAAAAGAAAAACAAAAGCATATATCCGTGAGGTTTGCGAGTATGCGAAGAATCAGGCAAAGTGGGAAGCAGCAACAGAATATTGTAAAGATCGTAGATTAGAATTCAAAGTATTGACTGAGAGTGAGTTGGGTATAAGATAATGGATAGAATCGCAGAGATTGCAGATAATTTAATTGGAATTGAAAGTCCTGATGACTTGATGTTGGAAATACTTGAAGCACTTCCACAAACAGAGACAATACCTGAGACAGGAAACTACTATACCTTCGTATATCAACCAAAGACACCCAATGTTCGATATGATGAGTTTCCTCTTGTCGCAGTCACAGATGTATTCAACTGGGGATTCAAGGGTCTCAACTTTCACTGGGGTAATGTGCGTCAATATACATGGCAAGAGGTGATTGGTAACCTTCATATTGTCAATTCAACTGAGATTGAATCACTTCGATCAATACCCTTTGCTAAGTTTCGTATAAATAGATAAAAAAACAGGTCGATATGAGTTATAGAGATAATAGAAGAAAATTAAACGAAAGTCGTAGAAAGCTTATTAGAGAGAAGCAGAAAAAGGGAGAAAGAGGTCTTTTTAGTAGAACTTTAGGAGTGGTAGATGCAGTATTCGATAATACTTTTGATTTTGATGGTTTAGGAAGAGGAGAAGCAATCGATCAAGCGATTGAAAAGTCGAAATCCGTAAAAAGTGCAATGGATGATTATGGAATAAGTCGTGAAAAAGCTAATGCTCTCGTTAATAAGAACAAAGAAATTCAAACTACATTTAACCCTGATGGTTCTATTGACGAAAAAATAAAAAAAGTAGATATAAAAGAAAAAGATAGAGGAACACAACTAAAAGGAGAAAAACTTAAAAGAACTTACAGAGATCGAGGTGGAGTATTAAGATATCCATTTGAAGCATTAACAGAAAGAACAGATTACTTACAAATTGACATAAACCAATATGAATCTGCAAGACAGAGAAGTGGTAATGAAAATAATTTAATAGGTCGTGTTGGAACGAGAAGATTATCCACAAGAGGAAGAAATCCTTTTGGATTAACGACAAAATCATTAGTTAATAAGGGTACAATATTATTACAAATACCATCTCAAGTTCAAGATGGTAATAGTGTGAGTTATGGTGATAGTAAAATGAATACTATTGTTGGTGCTGCTCTTCAAGGAACTACTGATGTTACAACCGCAATAGCAGATGGACTGACACAACCTGGTGGTGGAGGTATTTTTAATAGGATTGAAGAAGCAAAAGATGGTGCACTTGGAGCAATGGGAAAAGCTTTAGAAGCTTCTAATGTAGATGTTAACACAGCAAGACAATTATTCAATGCAAAAATAGCAACTGGTGTCGTAGGTGCTTTTGGTGGTAATGTATCAGTAAATCAACTACTAGCAAGACAATCAGGACAGATATTCAACCCAAATATGGAGTTGTTGTTCAATGGTCCTACATTAAGAAACTTTAGATTTTCATTTAAAATGACTCCAAGAAGTCCAGAGGAAGCAGAACAGTGTAAGTTAATCATAAGGACATTTAAGATGAATATGGCACCTAAAGTTACCAATGGTCGTGGAGAACAGAGTTTATTTTTAAATACACCTAATGTATTTGAATTAAGATATAAAAGTGGAGCTGCCAATCATCCATTCTTACATCGATTTAAACAATGTTTCTTAACAGATATTTCTGTTAATTATACTGGAGAAGGAGTGTATGCCACTTATGAAAACAGAGAACCAGTTTCAATGATTATGGATTTAACATTCAAAGAACTCGAACCAATTTATGATCAGGATTACTTTGATGATATTGGTCGTGATGCCGACAGCACAGTAGGATTCTAAGATGGGATATTTCAGAGAATTACCAAATTTACTTTATCAGTCATTTTTACCTGATAAAATATCTTCTTTAGATTACATAGAAGTAAAAAATTTATTTCGTAGAACTAAGTTAAGAGATGATCTACAAAATGTTTTTACTTTGTTTGATAAGTATGAAATACCCGATGAATTTCGTCCTGAAAATGTAGCAGAGGAATTTTACGGAAATGATGAATTAGATTGGGTGGTTTTAACAACTGCTGGCATCATAAATGTTCGAAATGAATGGCCACTAAACAATAAAGATATCTTTAATTATGCCTTTGAAAAATATGGTGATGATTTAAATACGGTTCGATTTTTTGAGACAAGAGAAATTAAGAATAGTAATGGTAGTATAGTATTAGAAAAAGGAAAAGTTGTTGATTCTGATTTCACATTTCAATATTATGATACAAGTGGTGTTGTGACATTATCTGGAACTAGTATTAGAACAGGAATATCTAATTATGAGCATGAAATTCGATTAAATGATGAGAAGAGAAGTATATTCGTTTTAAAACCAGAATACTTACAACAATTTATTAATGATTTTAGAGATATTATGGTATATGGTAGATCATCTCAAACAATTAACGATAATTTAATTAAGACAGAAAATACAAATATAACCATACCATAAAAAAAGAGGTCTTACGACCTCTTTCATTTACTTGAATATTAGATTAATCCAAGCTGCGATAACTAATAAAGTTAAACAGATTTGATTATATTTCATTACTCAGATGCGAGTTTTGAAAAGTATGATAATGCATCGTCATCATCATCTTCATTAACACTGGATGGTGTTGTAGATACGGCAGCAGTGACTAATTCTTCTGCTGAACCACGATCATTGTCCTCACCAAAACTCTCTTCGTCTATACGGGTAGTAGCAGGTTTATTTCCTAATACATATCCAAGACGAGTTTTAAGTTCTTCATATGTTTTAAACTGATCTCCAGCGACTATTTCAGCAAGAGAGTACTCTTTTTTCCATAATGCTTCAAGAGCATCGTCATCATCAAGTAGTGGAGTTGTAGCAGTAAACTCAGAACTATCATAGTTTCTGTATCCTGCAACATTCTTTGCTTTCAACTTGAAGTTAGCACCTTGCCAGAAATCAAATGGATCGATTGCTTCCTCATCCTCAAACTCAGGTTGCATTGCTGCGGTAAGTTTGTCAAAGATTTTCTTTCCATACTTGTATAGAAATACTTTACCTTCGTTCTCAGGATTTGCAGGATCCTTCACAACATAGATGTTACTAATATAAGTAAGTTTGCGTTTTTGTTTTCTTGCGGTTTCTTTCCCTGCATCAGTTCCATTGTTCCATAGTTGAGTGTTGTACTCAGAAACAGGATCCTTCTTTCCAAGAGTCGTAAGAGAATTTTCAATATACCAACCGCCAGGACCTTGGAAGGCATGACTGTATAGTTTTACAAATGGTAAATCCT